GCGGGGTGGAGCAGCCCGGTAGCTCGTCAGGCTCATAACCTGAAGGTCGTAGGTTCAAATCCTACCCCCGCAACCAGATTTTCTCTTTATATTTCAATCATTAAGCGACTGTTCGGCAATGGTGCAAATGGTGCAAATTACCTCCATTTCACTGCCTTTTGGCGCAAATTGCGGCACAATATCGCCACAATGGTTTCGGAATTTATTATTTACTCCTCTAGTTTTCTTTTGGGTATTGCAGGGTGCACTATATGGTGGCTTCCTGAGTTAATAACTATCGATGTGTCCACCATTTTAAAATGGGAAGCCTTACTTAGCGTACTGCTAGCGGCTTCAATTGTGCTTAAGCCGCGCTAGCGTGAGGTTTTACGCATATCACGCGTACCAAACCACCACAGTGTCGCGGCAGTAGCGCAATAAACGATAGAGCCTACAATTTGCTCCTTAAGAATAGTCGATTTTTCAGCAAGCCAAGGCAACGCATTAGCGGTGGCTTGAATTTCGCCCATGATGCTAAACCAGATAGAGCCTACAAGCACCCAGAGTAAAAGTGTTATCGTAGGACGCACCAATCGCAGTAAGTTTACTACCCAAGGCGCGCCTTGACCAATACCACTATCGTGCAAATAGGAAGCCGTAAGCATGTCAGAGTAACCTTTGACTTCGACAATTCGCTCCTCACTCTCCATTTCTTTAGCGCGTAGATCGGCGTCCAGGCGATATTTTTTAATAATGAATTGGCGCTCTTGATGCTTGTCAACCATGTCAAAAACACGGCTAAACAACGTCCCTAACAATCCTGTCGCACCGCCACCAAAAATCATACTTAGTATTTCCATGTTACCATTCTCGCTTTCTGCCGGTATCGGCGTGAACAAAATTTCGATAGTGAATTCCGAAGCCTGTAAAGCCTGCTTTCCTGAGGATGAAAACAAGGTCCTCCCGATTGAAACCGCTAAGTCCTATATCAAAAGCCTTGCCTTCCAAGTGATAGGAACGTGGCGCGCCGCCGACATTCGCGTTATGCAATTCGTCGCGATAAGCGGAATGAATTATAAAGGGCTTGCCTGCAAACGTGCGAGCATGCTGCAATTTATCCATTGCGTCAAAATCGATTAAAAGCGAGCCATTGCCCTTGCTAGCAATCTCTTTGGGGCCAAAGTTTGGCCAACGCCAGATGCTCTCTGGCACTAGCGAATAATGATCAAAATGAATTGCGCCTATAAGGTCGTTCACTTCTTAGTAAACTCCTTTTTTAACGCAGCTATATCATCAGCCATTGACCGAGTTCGCTCATCTAGTCGAATAAGTAGCTCACGATCATTGCCGCGCTCATCTGCATTTTCTTTTAAAACATTGCCAAGCTTTTCGATATTTGATGCATTGGTAGTGATGCGTGACTCTACGGCGCTGCCCCACCATACGATGGTGCCAAAATTAGCAAAAAGCCCGACTACAATAGCAATCAAAGACCAATTAACTTTGCGCTCTATATCTAGCTGGCTCATGATCTTAACTCTGAGGCACGCCGCAAGTAATGTAATGAATAGCTATACGGACCTTGCCGCCTGTAAAATTACTGCCATTCGCGGTAATGCGTACAGGTGTGGGGGTATAATAGGCGGTAGGCCCGATCACTCCAGAATTGGTTGAATTTAGCGCGATGCTTAAACTTCCCCCAAATTTGTTGGACTCTCCGCTAACACCACAATCATATGATGATGCGCCCGTTATAGCCTGCGTAGTGCGCGTGGAAACACCTAAGACAATCGCACGATTTGGAATTGTGATCGTGCTTACCTTAAAGGAACCGGAAAGCGTCAGCTCTTCTTCAATTACTGATAACCCCGTAGTTGCGCCATTTGGTGACACCACGCCCTCTACAAATTGGCCCCAAGTACCACTTTGATAGACATAGAGGAGATTTTCATCGATCACCCATTGGAACAATCCTTCTCCGGGCGTAATGAAACGCCAGCCGCCATTAAAATAATAAGCGATAGAATCATCTTTACCAGCCCACGCGCCTGTGGCCGAAGCACCAACGATGTAGCGGTCACCCGCGCTTGGAGATACGGGAGGGGCGGTCAAATCTTTGTCAATGATGCCGCCGCCATAAATAGCATCTAACTTGGTAAATGCCTCGTTAACTGTCAGTTCTTTTTGTGATTGCGACTGTGCTAAAAGCGTGATGCCAAGATTAGGGGTAGTCGCCATTGCTTAGACCGTTTCTATTCCGGGCACGCCGCGCCCATATGTGGTGGATATTTGATAGATTCTCACATCTATTTCGGATTGGGGAGATCCGAAATCTGTAGTTTGATCGGCGGCGAAATAGATAACGGAAGGGGTAGAGGCTGCTAACGTGCGGACAACTGTCGTGCCATTTAAAATATCTATTTCGTAGCGTTCGCTTTCTTCGGCAAGGGGCACGTCTACCCCGTCGCGCCATTCGCCGCCAATGCGCGTGCGGCGGATCCAAGCGATTTCCAGATTGTCCGAGCCATCACGTTCGCCTTGAATATGAACCGGAGACAGAGGCCTTAGCGTCTTTCCTGAGTAGGTGAAACCTTTCTCCGATGTTTCTGCTACAGTTCCGCCAAATGTTACGGCCTTATAATGCCGTTGCAGTCCAAAGCTTGATGGTGGCATGGCAATATCTAACAAAGATGAATCCAGTAAAAAGAAATTTTCTCCAGCGACATGAGTGCTGGTTTCGTGCTCGGTGCCTAGCCGCCCTCTTAATAAATGAGATAAGGTGTAGCGTCGTTCGCCGGTTAAGGTGGCTTGCTGAAACTGGATGATTTCGTTGCCGATCACGCAAGCATTCGCCCCGTTCAATAAAGCTAATTCGTTGGCGCTTGAGAGCTGGCCAGACAATAACGAGACGCTAATCGTATTTGTCGTATCAAAGATGTTACCTGCATCCCAATCGCCAATGGCATTCAATACAATGCCTTTAATGGCTTTTGCGGTTGTGCTTGCCAGAGAAGAAAAATTATTGCCGCCTGTTTCACCCCCATCAAGAGAGCGGTATAGGCTGGCGCCCTCCCAGCCATCCCCCAAAGCTAAAACGGCGGCGCGCATGATGCCATCGCTACCAGTGTCAGATGGAAAGGGCGGAAGATCTAACAAGAATACGTCGCTTTCGGGCACTAGTACTCCCTGTCCGCCGCCTAGAGGACTTTCGCCTGGGGGCGTGTAAAAGTCATAGGTAGAAACGTCTTCGGCTATACCTGTAATTTGCTGTGAACCGTTGCGCTCCATCGTTGCCGAAGCCACGCGCATCACATGCGCCACATTATTTACGGTTACCGCAATCACATCGCCTGGCTCTACCGCCGCAAACTCAGGCGGTAATCTAAAATTATAGGTAACCCGAGAAATCCAAGCATTATAGAGCGAAATATCCGCCACTTGTTTGGCATATTGATCGGACATAACAATTGGGAAACTAACACTTATGTGATCTTTAGCGTTCACTGTCTGGCGTTGTGAAAATTGTGTGGCACTCTGATAGTTATTCGCTCGATTAAGATAGGTCACCGTAACACGATTAGGCATGTCTAATTCTTGCGTGCGCACAATCTCAAAATGCTCTCGAATATTTCCATCCGCGATAGGTAATAGCTTTGTTTCTTCGATGCTGGCGCTAGAGGCTTGCCCCCGTGGAATAAATTTCAAGATTCCTTCCGCCTCAATCATATCGAAGAAAAAGGCTATTTTCAGTAATTCGAGCGCATCTCTAGCTGTCGTTTGGCTGTCTATGATAAAACCATCAACGGTATGGCTTAAACGAGAAACATCGTAATCAGATGCTTGCAGCCCAGCCCGTTGAAGAATTTCAGCCACTATCGCTCCAAGAGTGGAGCCGCCCACTTTGCCATTAATCCAATGGCCGGTCGGCCACAACTGATAGTCGGCCCAAACTTCGCGTAAGTCTGGGTAAAAGGGGAAGGGGCGACCGTCCCATGTCCATACAAAACGGTGCGGGATTAGCCCCTCATTGCCACTTTCTTGGTTACGCGCCTCTAGATAATCTTCGGTTGCACTTAATGCTTGGCGCTGGGCTTGAAAGTCAATTCGCCCCTTACTACCACGCGGGAAAAAACTTTCTACCGATTTAGGATCGTAAAATACATTAGGCTGATTAGCGCACCCATCGACGGAAGGAAAGCCATACTCTGTAAACCAAATTGGCTTTTGTTTGGCTGTCCAACCAGTAGCACCGCCGCCTGGGTTAACATGGTCAGTATTCCACCAATGCTCTACATTTTTCCAAGCATAAGTTGGGTCGCCTCCATACGAAGTGAGTCCAGTACGAGCGACGGAATCCATATAGAAATAGTCCCAGCCTTCGCCTTTTTCCCAGTATTCTTTGATTTTGTTTTCATCGATCTGACTTTGAGGCAAATCAGGGGTAATCGGAAAATATGCATCAATACCTACAAAATCTATATTGGAATCCGTCCAAAGAGGATCCATGTTAAACCAGCCGCCCGTAGAGTGGTATTCGCTCCAATCCGCTGCATAGCCGATCATCACATTACCGCCGAGATCGCTGCGCACATTTGCGGCTAAAGATTTAAATTGGCTGACTGCTGGGTAGACGTGCCCTCCAGCGTCATACCCCGTCAAACCAACCATTTCCGAGCCGATAATAAAAGCGTCCACGTTGTCTTTAAGTGCAACGCCCTCATAAGCTAGTTGCGCATAATGACGAATAAATCGATTGTAGCCATTGGAGCGGTTGAAAAAAGTAGCTACATCGCTCGCTGCATCAGGTACGATGCGCCCGCGCCAAGGTTTATCATCCTCGCCCGCCATAGTATTAATAGTGTCGATTTGGAGAAACGGGTAAAACATGACGTTCAACCCCTTAGATTTTAAGTGGGATGCAATTTGAACAACGCTTTTATCGGTTGGAGTTCCGCCATAGGTTGGCGTTCCGTCTGAAAAATTCAACACAACTTCCGCATTGTTCCGTGTATATCCTGCAACGCTCCATTGTACTGGAGAAGTGGTGGCGCTTTGTTCATGATATTCAACTTTAGGAAATATCTCACAGTCGGCGCAGTGCTTAGAAGTTCCCATCCAAGAAACCACAAGACCAACCCACTCTAAATTTGGCAAAGCTTCGAGCATTTGATCAATGGCAAGAGTCACGTCGGGCACGTTTTGGAAATTGTTCATGTTCACCATTTCCTTTTCGCCCGTCTGATGCAACACCCCTAGATCATCTTCGACTACTTCAAATTTTTGCACAATGTCTTGCGAATAGACAAATTCGCCGGATCCTGGGATCATCATCACCGACTTGATTTTTTCTTCCACCGAAGGTGAGAATTTGACTTTGCGATATACCTCAAACGTGAAGTTGGGGATGCGGTTGCCATACTGCTCAAGTGGAAAATCCTCAATCACAACATAAGACGTGCCACGGTAAGCGGGCACATTTCCGGCGCCATCGTAACGCTCTATGATTGCGGATGGATTCTGCTCTTCGGCACCATAGAAAATTTCATATTTTCCTTGGTTTGCTTGTAATTCCTCAGATGTTAGTTGTTTAGCATCTGCCCAAACACGCACCACATCGTCGATTTGTCCCTCACTAATCGCAATCGCTAGGGTTGCATAGTACCGGTAGCTAACACTTGTTTGGGAAACTGATCCGCCCCCGCCGCCCTTACCGCCGCCGCTTGAAGTCGTGGTAGTGCGAACTTCTTCCTCGCGAATATTACGCGCCCATATCACATTGCCTGCTAGCCGAGCATAGCCATACACATGGGGGATCGTTTTGCCGTAAGTTGAAACCTGCACCGAAAGCGTTTCCAAACGCTGCCCGATCACATCCGGCAACTTCGTCTTTGATGCAAATAGCGACGAGTCAATAAAGCTTCCGACATATGCGCCAGCCGCCTGGCCGATGGTGGCGGCACCGATTCCTAAAACCGCGCCACCCAATGCGCCGCCGACTGCCGATCCTGCGGCCCCTAATGCTATGGATGCCATACAATACCTTCAAAACATTCTTGCGGGAAACGGTATGCGCCTATCGTGCGAGTCAACCAGCTCGGAGATAATGTTTCCTCGACCACGCGCCGTGCGGGTGCGTACGCATGAATCAAAGATAAACCACCATAGGGATGATTGGCTACAATACCCACATGTTGAGGTAGACGCACTATCCTGAATAAAAGCACATCACCCGCTTGCAGGCCCTCTAAAGATATGGGGTCCAAATGCGAGTCGAGCGTCTCTTTCAACTGTGCGCTATTAGGATCTGGTGCATAATCTGTTTGGTCGAATGCGGTGAAGGGTCGCAGATTCCCTCTGTTGTCTCGAAAACGAGAATGCAAGCCCACGCTATGAATCACGCCGAGCACCATGCCGATGCAATCGCACCCCACTTTTTTCATACGTCCTTGATGATGGAAAGGTGTTCCAATCCACGAACGCGCCTCTTTAACTAACAAATCCGCTTCGTTCACGAATCATCTCCAAATTCTCCCGTGCCGGAAGTTTGTAGGATCGTGTCCATACCCGGAATATGCGCGAAACCTCTAAAATTTATCAGGTTATTAAACTTTGCTTTGCATGTACCCTCTGTTTTGTCACATCCAGCCTTAATGAGGAAAGCGTCAGCTGTCGCCACGGTGTTAGGCATGGGCAAGGCGAGCACAATCGTGCCATTTTCGAATTCCTTTACCTCCATACGCAATCCAGCATTCAAGCCAGAGGTAAAGACCAGCTCACCCCCTGTAAAATATCCAGCTTCCTGTGTTAGCGCTGTGGCGGTGAAGGTTTGACGATCTATCGCACCGGTCACCAGCGACGCGGCAATAAACGCGGACATATCGACACCACAACGTGCATCGCCGAGTATTGCATCACAGGATGAGGTATAGACACGGCCTATATGATTGGTGAGATGCTGCGCTAAACCCCGCAATTCGGCAATAAACTGCCCACGCTTAACCTTTACTTCTCCCATGCGTCCGCGTTTTAGGTAAATAGCGCCAGCGTCTATGTCTTCATAGTTGACCATGAAGATTTCAACCTCCGCATAGTCATATTTGCCATTTAAAACGTCTTGTTCTGCTATATCATCGCTAGATACGACGCCTTCAAGTTCCATATTATCAACAGAAAAATCGGATTTCGATTGGACTGAGGACGCAGTAAAACCAGTTGCCGCTTTAAAAGTTATTTCATCGATTACCAAATCCCGGTCGAGATCGGTAAATCCAAGTACAGCGGTATCGGCGCGCGTGACTTTCCAGCAAGTTGCAAGTGTAGTTACAGAGCCGGCCAAATGATCTTGTAGCGCTGCGGTTAAATTTTTAGTCATATGCGCAACTCGACAATCGGGATATTATGCCAGGATCCGACACTATAGCTCTCCAAGCTAATATCAATTTGATCAGTATCAAATCGAGCGGGAACATCGAACTCAAAGGTCGCGCTAATTATGGCGTTGTTAGCAGGTGTCGAAGTGAAAGTGACGATTCCAGTAGCAGCATCTACAGACCAGCCTGATGCTTGCTCAACACCGTCCTTGAAAACATGAATAGTGCCTGCAACAGGTTTTGTGATGACGCGATCAACTGTAACGCCCCCGGAGGAATAACTTTTGACCAATTGGAAAGACTTAAGTATTCCATTCCCGATACCAATCACCTGATTCGCGGCGCGGTAATCGCTCCAATCTTTAAACCGGAATCCTATTGCTCGACCACGACGCGCACGGAAAAACGCAATGAGCGCAGCAAGCTGGGTTTCGGATTTTACGCCATGCGCCACATTCCATTGGCCGCGCGCAGCGCTCCAATTGATATTACGCTGTTCATGCCCCCCAAAAGTCTCCACAATATCGGTCGAAAACATAGCCCCGCCACTAGCCCCGTAAGATATATCGGTAGGAAACTGGGTTTCAACAAATGACATTTGCCCTCGCTTGATTGCAAAGCGATTATATCGCTAGGCTTTCTAAGGCGGGGGAGGCAATTATAGATTACGGCTACCACGGCGGACTGATTCTGCAAGCGCTGCCGAGATCTGTCCTTGGCTGCGCCGGAAGTTGTTTACATCCGGTGTAGAGATATTCACTTGTACGTTCAGAGGTCGGCCCCCTTGCTGGTTAGGGACAACGGTAAGGGGAGCGTTACCCGCAAAAATAGGTTCAGGACCACGTTCGCCTGCTATACCCCATTGCCCAGGGCGCAACGTGCCACCATCGGCGAAAAAGCCGCCAAACATGTCGCCAATGCCTGAGAAAATGTTGCCAACGTTTAAATCGCCTCCAAGTGGCCCTTTTTTGCTAAAAAGTTGATCGACTAAAGAGTCAGTAGAGCGCCGCAATAAGGCGTTGCTGATACTACTCAGCGTGTCCATTGCGACTTCCTTAAGGCTTTTGAACTCAGTGGTAATGCCGCCAAGCGCATCTTTAAACGTGTCTTTCATACTGATTGCGCTGTCTTCGGTTTCTTTTTTTATTTTAACCACCTCGTTTTTAACTTCTTTTGCGGTTGTTTTGCTGAGTCCATTCATCGCGCCTTTTAGTTTCTTCACTTCGGTTGTTGAATCGCTCACTTCGTTTTTCACGTTTCTCCATCGATCGGCAATTTCTTTGATGGCTTCGTTAGCTGTATCTTTGTCAATTAGTCCAACAAATTCTTGAAAGCGAATAGACGCAGCTGCGATGGAATCACGCGCAAATTTTAAAGCCTCCCATAAATCGCCTACAAAGGCGATTACATCAGCAATTTTCTTTAATAAAAAGGTCAGTGTAGGAGCGAAAAAATCAAGTATTGCCACACCTACACCACGAAGGGCAGTAACCACCTCTGTCCAAGAATCGTTCATGCCTGCGATGGCATTTGCCGTTTCCCCTGAAATTGTCGCGTTAAGTTCTTTAGCACGGCTACGCATTTGCGAAATGGATTCTGAGCTAGAATCGAATACGGTTAACAACTCAGTGCCCGAACGTCCCAAAAGATCTTGCGCAATACGGAGTTTATCCGATTGGTTGCTTACGCCTTTTATACGGTCTGCCACTATTTCAAATTGCTTGTCTAACGGAAGGCTAATCAAGTCTTGAGATTTTAATCCCAAATCACTCAGTGCGTCTGATTGAGCTTTAAGGCCTTTTTCAGCATTCGATATGTTGATGCCGAGTTTTTTAATCCCGTTCGTTAATGCTTCTTGCGATACGCCCGACAATTCGGCGACAAATGCGTATTCTGATAAAGCTTCGGTTGCAATGCCCAACCGGATAGATGTTTTTTGTATCACATCTACAAAGGACGCTACGGCCTTTAATGCAGCGCCCGTAAACGCGCCTAAAATAGCCACTTTTAAACCGCCAAACGCACCTTTAAGACCGCCAAGCTTGTTTTTCATGCCAGTCATGCGGTTATTGACACTTTGGAATGCTTTGCCCGTTTTATCCAAAGCGGAAATATTAAACGCAACACCCGACACTATTTTTCCCTTTTCACTTTAAAATAAGCCATCCAGCCCGCAAACTCGGTGACGGTCATGGTATTCAGCAACTCCCGAACCGACATGTTTAGCTGCGCTGCTACAAAGTAAATCAGCAACAGTCGAGAGTCGCTTTTTAGTTTCCCTCCATGTCCTCTATGATTTGCCCGCTATCACCCATAATTTCTTTGGCGATACGACATACGACAGAGCTAGACACTTCTTTCATCAGCTTCATCTTATGTTCACGCGTGAAAATTTTCTCGCCCTGCTCATTGGTGCATTTCATGATCAAGATTTCGACAGCGCGCTCATGCGCATCATCTTTGCAACGCCGTTCAATGGCTTGCTCCTCAGCTAATACAAAGGGCTTGGCGAAAATGAGCGCAGGCCTGCCATCTTGACCCCATTCCGGCACTTCAATGCACTTACGCTGGCCTGCTAATTCACGGTAATGTTGTACGGCATTATCAATAATTGACATGTTCTAAATTCCTTTAAATTAAGATCCAACAACGGCTTGTGCGAGTGCCCCGGTGCCTTTAAATGTGAAAGAGGATTCAACTAAACCATCTAATTTTCCGGTGCGATTAATACCAGTTACAATCGCTGAACCGCTATATTTAATGTCAGCGGCGTCATCATCGTCTGGATAAAACTCGACTGCTAACGAAGCCCCAGCTGTAAGCGACTCTTGTCCGTTAGAGTCACTAGGATCCCAATAGCACGAAACGGAACCATTCCATTCTTTCAACGTGTCCGTATTTGTTTTCCACCCACCATTACTTTGAGCGCTGTTCATAGTAGTATTGTCCGCAGTATCGGCTGCAACATCAAGCGACCACTCTCGAACCTCTGCTACTACAGTTGGGGAAACCCCTACCTTAACAATTCCGTTTTTTCCTGAGTGCGTCGTCATGTTTATCTCCTCAACTAATGGTTTCAGGTGTGTTTTCGAGTGTGTGGTATTTTGCCACATAGCTCATAGAAATCATGGCGACCGGTTTTTCAGCTTCACCAGTTAGCTCAATCTCTGTGTCACTTAGAAAAATATCGTGCAAAGTTGCTTTCAGGGAGGCGCTATTGTAAATCGCTTGCTCTACTTCCACGGCAATCTTATCTAGCTTGTCATCATAGGCCGTGTTCATTTTAACGCATCCGACGATCATAACGGTAAGGTCGCGCTCAATACGGCGAGGCTGGCCCATCGTGATTAGGGTGCTTGCTTCGGCACGTGTGAACACTAGCAAGCATGGTAGTTCATTGTCAGTAATTGGATGAACACGAGATGTAAAAACGTTTTTCCTAGTCGTGGTTAAACCAATTAACTCAGACGCGATTGCATCACGAATCTGCTCTCTAGCATGCGTCATCATTTTGCTCCTCTAGCGCAAGCGAAGTGGTGCCAGTGCCATCCGGCTGGATGCCGACAATCACATAATCTTTGTCTTTAATTGTGATGCGCTCACCATAAGCAGGCTTCTCATTTAATTTTGCCGTTTCATAAACAAGCTGTGGCTGGTTGCTGGCAATGGCGACTTCTCCAGCCGCAGCAAAATAGGCATTATCGAAAATGCCCATTAAAGTAACTGGACTGCCGATGTTGGGATAATAGGTAAATTCCTCACCGAATCCATCAGCGTTAAAGAACACAGAAAAATCTTCTGAAAATGCCACTGATTAATTCTTCTTATTTTTGCGTGGTGTTTTTTGAGGTGCATCTGCTAGCTCAACTGGCGCGGGATGTGGTTCGCTCTCACTATGCTTGCTTTCATCAAGCGGCGGCATTTCTGCTTTGCCCATCAAAACCAGCGCCTTAGCAGTTTCCGGCAACACATCTGGCTGGTCGCCCGCTTTAACGGGGCGGCCATCTGCCATCGTATTTCTGAGAATTTTAACTTTCATATTATAACCCCTGCGAGGTAGGGAAGCGTGGTCAGCGCTCCCCTACCGCAAAATTATTCAGCTGTTGTGCGGGCGAAGGATTCCGCATGGCGAACTGCGCAATCGAAATCTTGAAGCGCTGTGACGCGAACGCCGCCGCTTGTATCTTTCGCATACGGATTAACCAGCATGTCCAAAACACCCCACTCACCTATGATGAGATCCTCCCAATTACCGAAAACCATTTCATCTTCGGCCAATTGATTAGTCGCATATGCAGGGTATCCGTTGACCTCACCGACGCCTGGTTGACCTGGCATATTGCTCCAAATGAACTGCGCAGTGCCAGCCGCCTTTTCGGTTTGCTTCATGCGACCACGGTCGGCAGCACATGCCATGTAAGCCAGTGATCCCAAATCCGCGTTGTCGATAGCGACTTCACTCTCAAGGTCAACCACTTTGCCGAATGTAAATGTGTTGCTAGCAATACCCACGGTGCCGATACCGTTAGTATTTAGAATACCAGTAGGCTCGCCACCCGTTCCGGTGCCTTTAAGCGATAAAGAGTCAACTTTAGTCGCAATCGTTTTAGCTAGATCATCGCGAACAAAGTTCTCTACGTCCATAGAGGACTGCAAAAGCATCCGGCGCGTAAACTCTGTATATGCCCCTACTGTTTTAGGCGTCAGCGCGACTTGACCGATACTTTGTTGAGATTCCGTTACGTCGCCGCC